AACCTATGATGATGCCCTGTCCCTTCTCCTTCTGCAACTACTATTTTACTGTCACATTCTACTTTATTATAGCCGTAACTTGGAACGTTATCTACTTCAGTTAAAATAACATCACCTTGTTGGTATATGACTTGTGTTTCTTCCATTTTTATATTCCTTTTTGTTTATTAATGATGGGTGACAGGATTTCCTGACCGAGATAAGATATGAGAATAAGCAGGAAAGTGGAGTCGGGCCAATAATAACCCCCTGCCACCCGAACTTTTACTGTAAATTATTGATTGAGCTGTTACATTGCTCGAGCAAGTGGTCATTATTTAAAGAGGTTTTTCAACCCCACAGCTTATCATTCTATGGTTTTGATAGAATTGCTCTGTATCTATTTCACTCAATCAACTATTCTTTACCAAATTTGGAATCCACCGCTCTTGTCACAGAATTTTGCGAACTCCCTTATGTATTCTGCTTCTATCTTGTACTTAGCTTCAAATGGCTTTAATTTGCCAACTCCTTTACAGGCATTGCAACCTTTCATTTCATTAGCCCACTTGAAGGTTATTTCACCTGTTCCAAAACCTTTTATAGCTCTATCAAGTATTTTGTAAAGCTCTTCTTTAGTCTTGTTTTCAGTTGATAGCGATGAATGTGTTTTTAGCCATTCTTCTTCACTTTGCCATCCTTCCCATCCTTTTCTAGTACCTGTGCCATTACATATTTCACAGTTTTCCATTACCATTCTTTCTATTTCTATATCCTGGATAACTTCAGCTTCATCCATTACACCTATTTTATCTAGATGATTAAGCCTTTGAGCTATCTTTCTAGCAACATTAGCTGGGATAGTGAATCCGTCATTGTGATGACACGTTGAATACATCTCGTCTACTGTGTTCACTTCATCAAAGTCACCGATGTGCTTATCAAATATGTCCTGACAGTGGTTATGAACAAAATCCCACAATGGATGCCATCCCCAGACATTCATTCTGAAATGTGCTCCTGGTGTATTATCTTGCCATGTAAAATACGCTTTGATTGTCTTATCATCTTCTAATGACCAATCAGGCGTATCAGGTTTAGGCTCATTGTTAGGTTTTAAACCATAAACATCGAATCCCATTATTCCTCCTCTTCTTCACGTTTTTCCATTACTTTTTTAGTTTCTTTCCATGCGTCATCTAACTTGTCTACATACTTTTTTTTCAACTCCATGTAATGAAGTATTATTCCAAAATATGTATCATTATCCAATCCTGCAGCTTTCTTAGCCATTGGATCAAACATGTTCCATCTCCCATATCTTCTAACGCCTTCAAATGCAAGAAACTGATCTTCAGTAATATCTTTTACACTAGCCTCAACCATTATTTACTCCTTCCGTGCAATATGTGCCACAGTCTCCTAACGTCATCTTTTGTCATTTCACTTATCATACGTTGATATTGCTTACCAAAATATTTAGATATTTCATGCAACATCAACATATGATCTTTATCATTCGTTTTAATGCTGATACCATCTATCATGTTATTAGACATCATATTCTGTGAATGCAGCTATTGTTGCATCTACAGCGTTCCTCAGATTTGTTAATGATTCAGTGAAATTACTGTTAACCGTGGGAACCATAGATTTGGGTTCCTCTGTGATTCTTTTCTGCCTTGCTATTCTTGCTCTATACATATCATTAAACTGTCTGACATTATAGTTACAACTTTTAATATCCTGTAGAACATTCTCTTTGATCTTTAAGACGTTTGTTACTTCAGTATCAGTGAATTTAGTTGTTACAAGAGCTTTGACCTTATCACATAATACTTGAGTAACTCCAATCGTATTACTTTGCTTGATATAGTGAGTTTTATCGTATTCACGACATTCTTCAAATGTGATTTCACGAACTCTTTCTCTTAATCCGTAACTTGCATCCTGTGTGACTGCGCCAGTGCCTTTTGATTTAGTCAATACTGATGTGAGAGTACCTTCTTTGTGACCTTCTTCATTACTCCAATGACGTATTGTATCGAACGTATACTTTTGTCCAATTCTCATTTTCTTGTTTAACATGTGAATTACAGCTTGTTGTTTAGTCATCATTTGACTCCTTTTTGTTTGTTGTTATCGTTCCTAAGATACTCTGCTATTGATAGCGCTAAATATCCCACTAGAATTATTGCTATAAGTGTTGTTTCAATCATCTTTTTGTCAACTCCTCACCTAAAGCCATATGTACTATTTCTCTAACTTCATCTTTTGTAAATAGCCTTGTCTTTAGATAATACCTACTTCTGAAATAGAATGCACATGCACCTATTAAAAATCCTGTTGATACAAGAGCAAGATGCTCTATCCATAATATTACTTGTTTGCTCATTGCTGCTGTCTCTGGCATTTTTAACTCCTTTTTTGTATTTAATAAATAGTTGCAAGTTCTTTCCCATATAACTAGTACAATCAATACTAATATACTATGCAGCTGCGTCATTATCATCTCCAAGTATGTTAGCTTTTTCTATAACTACAGCTTCCTTACTCTCGTCAGTGTCAATTGATTTTTCCATATCTTCTATCTTTTCCATTAATACTTTATTTATTGTGTCAGTACTAATATTCAATTTTGCAAGTAGAGCTGCAGTCATTCCTGCAGAAAGATCAAATACTTTACTAATTGTTTCCTCATCAACGCCAGCCCTTTGTGCCCTTCTGGCAGTTAGTCCAGTAAGAGTATGCATGTCCATAATTATTTCAGTAACCTTTTCATGGTCGAATGGTTTGTTTGTCATTGTTAACTCCTTTTATTTGTCGCTTAATATTTTATATACTATCCAAATTGCTACTCCAATTACTATAATACCTGCTAACGATACTATAGCAAGCTGAGTTACTTCTATTAACTGTATCATTAACTTTCTCCCATTATTTGTTCTATAAACTCTTTAGTGTTAAGAGGTGAAAAGTTACTCTTGTTAATTGTATCAAATGTAATATACATCATTATAGTTTTATCTATATTAGGTACAGAGTCATCGTTTAAGAACTTATGTATAGCTTCAATTATTTCTGATGCTGCATCGCTAGTACGAAATATACCATTAAATCTATCTTGATTATGAGATATGACACCAGTTACATAATCGTTATCTAATCCTAACGCATCAGCCATATTTTCTTCGTCATGCTTAAATTTGAATGTTCGGTTTGTGTTTGTCATTGTTGACTCCTTTTGTGTTTATTCTTCTTCTTCTAATAATTTGCTAATGCCACTGTTTACAACTTTATCTACTGTGTCGTGAATGTGCCTTACCATACAGTTAGTTTGTTCACTTAAACCAGCTGTATATCCATCTTTATAACCTGTCCTGTAGTGGCTATCTTTAGATACTACTGTTATTAGCCAGATTGTCACTGAAAATACTATTGACCACATTATAAAGAACCATGTCTCTACAACTGATATGTCGAATGTATTAAATGCTGTGTCCATTGTTCACTCCTTTATTTAGTATTTCCTAGCATCTCTTAATGCTTGTTGGGATATTTGATAGTGTGAGTACGGCTGTGAATCATGATGAGGCTCTATATTCCTCTTCTTCATATATTCTGACTTGTACTCAGTCTTTGTAACCAGCCACTTTACATATTTATATAACTTCTTCAGCATTGTTTACTCCTTATTGTTACATTATTAATTGTTTGAAGGTAGACTCCTTTTTAATTCTTTGTATAATCTGCGACCCCAACTTTTTATTAAAAGAATATATCTTTCAGCGTCAATCTCAATTAAATCCCTGTAATTCGGAAATACTCTTTCCTCCCAAGGTGTCATATGACGATTTTCTGGTAAATCATATTGTATTGGAATACGACGATCATCTTTTGAACTTCCTGGTTTCTTCCACTCATAATATTTAGTTTCACGTTTGAAAATGCACCTTCCTTCCTTTTAATTATATTTGTTATTCCTGCGCTGCTTGTTTAATCGCTCAGGAGAACTGTACCTTGGAAAGTCACTATTAAATATTATCATACAAGTATCTAACTGTAAATATGTTGCCCTGTTACGTTGCTCTACTGATATTACTTTGTCAGGGAACTTGTTTATGATCTCTTTAATAGATAAATTGTCTAAAGAATGCCTATTGATAGGATTGTTGACATGTTTAGTATTCGCCATAATATGCCTTGTAGTGTATGTTAGAATCTTCATAGTGCTGTCTACCAATATATACATCAACTGGTTCTACTGCTGATGATGTTTCTTGGTACTCGTCAGTTAATAACACAACTGTACCAGCTATGCCTAACCTATTCAACACTTCATACTGCCTGTTTGATGCTAAATAATCATTTAACTTCTGTTCACTTGTAAACTGTTTTAATACTGTCATTGTTGACTCCTTTACATTATGTTAATGACCAAGTTACTACAAATATTTAATATATGATAGAGAAATATAGCAGGTTATAGTGCTACTGACTATTCCCATTAGATAATATACAACTGGTATAACTAATAGGACTCATGTTATATCCTCCCTTCAAGGATTTATGGTTTAATTCACCTCATATTTTCTACAGGACACATTACATGCCCTGCATGAGGCTAGTCCTCTTTAGCTTTCTGAACAATAAGTCTACATAAGATGTCTATCCTTTCACAGATAAGACAAACCAAGTAGTACTTAATACCCGTTGGCTTAGGACAATCCTCGATAGACCAGCGTATTTTCATACAGACCTCCCTTTCGAAGATATTACTTGTGTTAAGTATAAGTTTGTACATCTATAATCCCTAGCTTTATAGTCGCCAAGACCTACGACTGTGCCTGCTATACTCCTTATTATCATCACAACAGTGTAATACAAAAGAAAAGGGGACCGAAGTCCCCAATCCGTTACTCTGCTACTGTTCCAATCTTGACTTCTTCCTCGTCGGGGTCTACGTAGACTGGGTCCCAACCGAAGTATGCACAGACTAGGTTTAATGTTTGCAGGTCGGCTACTGCTGATGCCTGTACGTCACGCTTACTAGGTATTGATACCTTGGCTAGTGGTGACCATCCTCTACGTACATCTGCACGCTGAACGTCCTTGATCATCTTCAAGAGTATACCTTTCGCCTCGGATATGAGACCTGCACGGGTGATATTGTTATCAGTCATGATAACTCCTTTCTGGTTATGTTAAAGATTACTATGAATATCTAAAAATGAAATTTAACTAAAAACTGAATTATCAAAATCCCTGGATAGGGTATATAGAGGGTAAAAAGGCCGCGCATCAAAATGACGCAATTTTTTCAAGTTCTCTCTACGCGCGTGCGTATTATATAATATATATATAATTAGTGTTAATGATTGATGTACACTATGGGTGGTATGGGTGGTGTTTAAGAGGAGGGAAAGGAGGGTATAAATTCAGATAAGTCTTGATTGGCGAGTGGTTTTTATAGTAAGCTTTATCATCATGCAGAAAGATATGGAAATTCTTAGTAAGTTGACTGCTGAAGAGCAAGTATCTGTATTATCAATTATATCGAGAAGTACATCTGATTTAAGCCCTATAGAGATCGACGATGTAGTGTACCAAATACCAGAAACTGTGCATGACTTGATTGACAATCTAGCGTTACAAATTAAAGAATTATCTACTTTAGATGGCGATATAAGCAAGCCAAACTAAATGGAGTATCGCAAGATAAAAGGAGTGAAGCATTACGTATTCGATGATGTACACGACTTCAATAGCTTCTTCACTGACGAAGACAATAGACCAAATATAAGCTTTGACTGGCGCACAGCAAATGAAGGTAACTGGGTTTTAGCTGACGATGGCGGAGTCATACAGTTACTTAAAAGGTCAAATATTAGACATCCGAATGACAGAAGAAACTATAAATATTGTGAAAATTATGTTCGCACTGTTGTTGGCACTTTCTTATGCTTACCTAAAACGTATATGGACACTGATTTCTCACAGCACAAGAACAGGTATACATTCTCAAAGTCGATTAAAAGACCTGATACTAATTTTTACAAAAGAGATAAAACTACTAAAAAAGAAAAAGTATTTGCAACGAACGTTGCAGTTGGTATGGGTGCCGTTAAAAGTTACATGGATGCGTTTAGTGAATTGGACTCGTACAAAGCTGGGAAGAAAGCGGCGATATTATTAAGGCAGGAGAGAGTTATGAAAGAAGTTGAAAAATCAGTAGTAGATGTAGCTAAGTCATTAGGTGTTGACCATGAGTATGTATTAACTAAGTTGAAGTGTTTAGTAGACAGCTCACCTGAAGATAATATTGTTTTAAATGCTGTAAAAGAAATAGGCAAAGCTATAGGTACTATAGGTGGAGCTACTGTTAAACATAAGGAAACTGGTATAATAGGACTATTCCAAGGTTTTCAGCCTGATCAGCTTGAAGAAGCTAAAAGACCTGAACTATCCGAAATAACTGAAAAAGGAGAATAATATGTTATGTCCCCATTGTGCATCAATGCACACTAAGATACATGGGTACCGTCGTAATACAGATAACGATCTGATGCAACGTCACTTATGTCGTAAATGTAATCACACTTTCACAATACCATATGAAACACAAGTACAAGATAGTGATACTGAAGATTCTGTGCGTGTGAAGTCAGGTGGATTGTTAACGTTTGAGTATAATGGTAAAATAAGGATACATGGATTAACTGATGTTCATGTAGGAGCTAACGAGCATGACCATAAGAAACTGAAAGAAGCTATAAGCGTAATCAAGAAAGATAAGTTTGCCAGGTGGTTTGGTAATGGTGACTTAATAGAATGCATACCTCCAAACTATCATATCCCTCAGCGTGGTCAGAGTATGTCACCAGATGATCAGTATGAAGAGTTCATAAAATTATGTAGACCTATTGCGGATAAGTGTTTGTTTATTCGTGGTGGTAATCATGATTATTTAAGAAGCTTGAGAGTTCTTGATTTTGATATATCAAGAGGCATAGCTAATGCTTTGCAAGTACCTTATTATGAATTGCCTGGGTATACATCAATTGTAACATCTGGCAGAACTTGGAATCTTGTTAGTGGTCATGGTACAAGTGGAGCAAAGAATGGAGATTTAGAATTAGACAGGTTGGCTGCTGTCTATAGTGATGGCGATGTATTCTTTTTAGGTCATAATCATCAGCTATATACTAAGCCTATAGACTCTATAGCTATATATAATAATGAGGAAACTTTACATAGAAGGTGGTACATAAGAGGCGGTAGCTTCTTACGTTACGCGGACTACGCACGATACTCCATGTATCAGATTGTTAGGACAGGATGGGTGACAATGGAGTTTGATCAAGATAGAATTGAATGTTGGGTAAACTGATGGCAAAGCGTAAAAAAGCAATAACAAAACATGATATGATACGTTCTATAAATGTATTGAACGCTAAAGTAGATTATGTTGATAATGCAGTTACATCAATGAGTGAGATGTTTAGAGATTTTGTAACTTTCATGGAATTTGAAGACCAGTTCTTTGAATATCTTGATGCAAAATTTAAAGAAGATGAAGATAAAGACTAATGCCGTTAAACGAATATAGGTATTTAAAAAAGACAGACAAAGGCAAACATATAAATTTGGCTACAGGTCAGCCTAAAGAAAAAAAGAAAGCTAAGTATACTCCGTATTATGCTGTTAAAGATGGAAGAAGATTGACAGGTAGTGAGGTAAAGAGACATGAGATAGTACTTACTGAAAAAGGCAAGCCTATTCCTAATCCAATGGCTACTCCTGGAATTATATCTCTTTTGCCTACTAGTCTTTATGATTTAGCTTTTGAGACTTTACTAACTGGAATGTCTTATGCAGAAGGTGTTGACCCAAGAGTGGCTATTGTAGCTGGTCTTGCAGCTGGAAAAGTAGCTCCTAAATTGCCATCCGCAGTTAAAGCTGCCAATATTAAGAGTGGAGCATATTTGACAAGGAGAGCTGTAGACAAAGGGTTTGAAGCTGTGAAAAGAGACCCAATGCTTGCTGATATTCCATTTGAAAAAGTTTCTAAGTTTTTACCTAAAACTGGAAAAACATTGGTTTCTGGATCGTATTGGCCTCATATGGGGAAAAATTTAATGCGCTCTACTGGACCGCCTTTCGTGCCAGTAAAGAGGGTTTCTCAAGGGTGGGAACCAGTTTTTACATTTCAAGAGCAATCGTTATTAGATTTACTTGCTTCATCTGGAGGATTTAGTGCTCCGACTATTTTTAAACGAAGGTGGGGTGAATCTGTTGTTAGACACGAAGGTCGTCATTATAAACAAAATGTAGAAGGTTTGCGAAATAAAATAAGAAGGGGAAATTTGGAAGCAATGGAACGACCATTAACAGGTGGAGTAGCAGGTCTTGAATACAGTACATTGATTAATATACCACAACCTAAAAATTGGAAAAAAATTATACCTAAAAAATATATTGATTCAAAAGGTAGTCTCAAATCTGCAGAGATTATTTATGAAGAAGCTTTGTCGGCAGGTAAATCGACTGCGTATGCAAAAAAATATCTTGGTAGATATAAAAAGAATATTGAAGATTATGAGTACGTTACACGACATATTGAAGTTGAAGCAAGAATAGAGGAGATTTCGTCATTAGGCAAAAAGAATTGGCATGCGTACAGAGATTTAACAAAACGCGCTGGATTTACTAAAAATCAGGTAGAAGATATGGTTTCTGATTATCGAATGGCGAAGTTTAAAAAATATCCATATGTTCCTCAATCCCTTGCTGAGGGAATTACAAAACTAAAAAAGTGAATATAAACAGTCAAAATATAAGCGAAGCTGAGGAAGCTTTAAAGTTATCTAGTAAAGACTTAATATCTTTTGGTAAGTTATTTTTACCTGAAGACTTTATGCGTAGTGAGACGCCTCCATTCCACTATGAAATATCTGATTGTATTGATAATAAAGAGGTAAAGCAGTTAGCTGTTATTGTTCCTAGAGGGCATGGTAAGACTATTTTAACAAAAGCTTCTATACTGAAAGATTTCATTTTTTGTCCACCTGATGATTTTTATTTCTATGCCTGGGTATCTGCAACACAAAAACTTTCAGTTGGTAATATGGATTATATTAAACATCATTTAGATTATAATGAAAGAATAAGATATTATTTTGGAAATTTAAGAGGTAGGAAATGGACTGAAGAAGATATAGAACTTTCTAATGGATGTAAGTTAATTAGTAAATCTAATGTTGCTGGTATTCGTGGTGGCGCTAAGTTACACAAAAGATATGATTTAATTATACTTGATGACTTTGAACATGAAGCAAATACTATTACAAGAGAAGCTCGTGATAAGAACGCTAACTTAGTAACTGCTGTTGTATACCCAGCATTAGAACCTCATACAGGTAGATTAAGAGTAAATGGCACTCCAGTGCATTATGATTCGTTTATTAATAATTTGTTAGTACAGCATAGTAAAGCTATGAAGGATGGAAGGGAGTTTGCCTGGGAAGTAATTACATATAAAGCATTGCAAGGAGATGGAACACCTCTATGGCAATCATTCTTCCCAGCCTCTAAGATCGAGGAAAAGAAAAGGTTTTATTCTGATTCAGGTCAACCTCATAAGTTCTACCAAGAATATATGATGGAAGTGATGAGTGAGGAAGATGCTGTATGGACAAGGAAGCATTTAAAGTACTATGATGGTTATTATAAGAATGAAGATGATATAAATTATCTTAGTATTGATGGTGAGGATGTACCAGTTAATACATTTATTGGATGTGATCCTGCTACAGATATAGATACTAAGCATTCTGACTTTAGTGTTATCATGGTAGTCGCAGTAGATGCAAATAATGAGTTATATGTTTTAGAGTATGAAAGGCATAGGAGTATCCCTACTATTGGCACAAAGAGCGCTGATGGAGGTATCATTGGTCGTACTGGAGTTGTTGATTATATATTGGAACTACATGAGAAGTATAATTGTATATCATCTACAGTCGAAGATGTTGCTATGAATCGTAGTATATTCCAAGCGTTGAATGATGAAAGAAGACGGTTAAATCGTTATGACATAGCAGTCATTCCTCAAAAGCCAGGTGGCTCTAATAAGAGGAATCGTATATATTCTGGTCTTTCTGGTAGATTTAGTATGGGAACAGTACATATTAGAAAAAATATGTTTGATCTAATTAATGAAATTGTTACATTTGGACCTAAAATGTCCCATGATGATACCATTGAGACTCTATATTATGCACAAATCCACGCATTTCCGCCTAATATGAAGAAGAATAAAGACAAAAAGGTTTGGTTTAAGCCTAAAAAGAGAGCTAAAAGCTGGTTAGTGGCATAATAATGGCTGGACGTACTTTATTAGATATATTCACTGGTGGCAGAGTTAAACATACTGGAGTAGGTAAGTATAGAGGATCACCAGGAGCTGCACCTACTGTTCCAGCTGTGTTTTCTAAGTTATATGAATCAATGACAGAATATCAAGAAAGAGGAATGTCTGAAGAAGTTTTTCCAGCAGGTAAAAATATATTTGGTCAACCTACAGAGCCTATAACTCAGGGTAATTTGTATGAAATTGCTATGGGTGCAGCTGGAGTTGGTGCTGTTGTTAAAACAGCTAGTACTGCAAGGAGGTTATTCTCAGGATGGGCAGAGAATTTACGTAAATATAGGGGAGAAAGTAAAGCAACGGATGCTATTATAAATAGAGCTTCTAGGCTTGTAAATGAAAATGATATAAAGGGAACTCAAAACTCTTTAGTTAAACTAAATAACAAACTAGGGTTAGGAAAAAAAGTAGTGGTTCCTGAAATTAAAGGAGCTGCTGGAGCTGGAACGAAACAAGCTGCACAGGCAAAAGGAGCTACAAAGAAAGCAGAAGACCCATTAATGACTAGAATTAGAAAAGAAGGTGAGTTTGAGGCTAAGACAGCTAAAAAGAAACTAAAAGAAAGTGGCGATGAGCCATATAGTCCAATGACTCGGAAGTACGACTAATGCCTCCTCAAAATCAAATTTCAAAAAATGCAGGTTCATTAAAAGGTGGTAATTATTGGCAGAATTTCGTACCTCATCAGAAATTCTCATTAGATCAGCAATATGCTGGAAAACAACCTCTGATTAGTTCACCACTTTTTATGAGTCATAGTACAACTGATCTTTCATCGTCTACCTATGGCACTGGTTACTCTGGTGATCAAAGCAGAAGTCTTTCTGATTTTTTAGATATTAAATCAATTATTAAGAGTGGAGGAAAAAAAGGAGCTGTTGTGTTTCCAGTTGGTAAAAGTGGTGTCCTTTCAGGTCGTTGGGATGTAAGTGGAAAATCACCATATGAGCATAAAGCAAAGTTAAAATATAGTTGGTCAATATAAAATGCCTAATGGGAAAGAATATTCATTTGGGGAGACTTATTCTCCATTTGGCTCAGAGTCAATGAGTTTTACTCCTGAAGCAGGTAAATCAATTGAAAGCGCAGTTTCAGATTGGTTGAAAACAGGAGGAGATGTATCAAAATGGGGAGGGTTAGGAGGCAAACTGAAGAAAGGATTAGACGTAGTGAACCTTTTTGGGTCTGCATCAAGAACATATGCAGAGCAGGAAGCTTTATATAAAGAAAAAGGTCCAGGATATGCTAAGAAACCTGGAACATCATTACATGAAACTGGAACAGCTGTTGATATTCCTGAATCCCTTGCGTATTTTAGAAATTGGTTAGCTGAATCTGGGCAAAAATATGGGTGGAGTCAGAGAAAGTATAGTGGAACTAAACATCATTTTGAATATAACAAACCTGTGCAATCTTCAGAAGATTTAGCAATGTCTGCTATGCAAAAACCAAGTGAATCTTTATTTTAATTAAGGAGTAAGTATTGGCTAAAAGAGGAAGAAAAAATAAAGCAGCTATCAATAAGCAATTATGGGATAGAGCTAACGGTACAGATAGATCAAAGTGGTATTTAAAAAGTCAGAAAGGCTATGATTTTTATTTAGACGAACAGCTCTCTGAGGCTGATAGGGATTCTTTAGAAGAAGCTGGAATGCCAACATTCACGATTAATAGGATATTACCTATTATCGAGATAATGAGATATTTTGTAACCGCTAATAACCCAAGGTGGAAAGCTGTCGGTGTGACTGGTGATGATGTTGATATTGCTCAAGTACACTCAGAACTTGCTGATTATTGTTGGCATTTGTCTAATGGTAAGTCTGTTTATGGTCAAGTAATATTAGATAGCTTAGTCAAAGGGCTAGGTTATTTTCTTGTAGATGTAGATCAAGACGCTGATCATGGTAAAGGTGAAGTAACTTTTAGTCGTATTGATCCATATGATGTATTTGTAGACCCTGCAAGTAGAGACTTCTTATTCAGAGATGCTGGGTTTATTATGATAAAGAAGCTTTTATCTAAGACACAGTTAAAGAATATGTTCCCTCAACATGCAGCTAAGATTAATAAAGCATCTGGTGGCTCTAGTATTTATTCTTATTCTGATAGAGATATAGAAAGTTCTAAAGTTGTATACCCTGATGATATTTCATCAACATATACTCCAGAATCAGAAGAAGATGAACTTATAGGATATTATGAGAACTATAGTAAAATAAAAGTTCCATTTGTTAATGTATTTTTACGCATTGAGCCAACTGAAGAGGAACTAGATCAGATTCAAAGGTCTGTTGAAGTACAAGTAAAAGAGTTTGAAGCTGAAGTTAGTGTTCAGTTGCAAGAGAATACATTACAAATACAACAAGCTTTTCAATCTGGAGAAATAATAGAAGAAAGAGCTGCATTAGAGATAGAGAAAGCTAATAAGATGGCTGAAACATCTGTAGCTGAAAAAAGACAAGAATTAATGTCTATGGCTCAAGATGCTGTTACTAGGATAGAGCAGCGTGTATTACGTAAGAAAGAATTCGATTCTTTAATGAAGTCAAAAGAGTTTAAGAAAGCTGTCGTTGATTTTGTTGAATTTTATGAAACAAGGATTGTATTAGTGTGTAGTGTTGGAGATGATACTTTCTTATATGAATATGAGTTACCAATCACTGAATATCCGATAGTGCCGATTCCATACCTTTATACTGGCACTCCATATCCAATGTCAGCTGTAATGCCTCTTATAGGTAAACAGCAAGAGATTAACAAAGCTCACCAGATTATGATTCATAATGCTAAT